ATTCCTATCGGCTTAAACAGCGTAAAAAGGAGCTAAATACGGAATAACCTTATTGTCTTGCTGGACATTATTCGACGCTGTTAGGTGGATACTTTTCAACGCTGATTGACATGCCAACGGTCATCATTAACCAGGTCATTTGCGGTTAACCGGATGTATTCGTCTTTGTTTTCAACATGTTGCTCAAGCTTAGTAATGAAAGAAGCTTTGGGTACACCATGAAACAGCTGTCTTACTGTATCCACCGAGGCACCAACAATATTGACGCTTGAAAGATCAGTAATATTAGCGTTAGCAGCAAACAATAAACCGTTCTGATCTTCGTCAGAACCAAGAGCAAGGGATTCAAGAGAAAAGCGTTGGTTTAAATTCATGTTATCGGCTCTAATGGGCTTCGTGTTGTTGTTATCTGTTACGTGATACAGGGGCGTAACAGCCTTTTTGGTACTTTTAATTTTTTGCGACCGCTGTTTAGTCAGTCGTTACCAGCTTCATCAATGGGAAGGAAAACTAGATTACGCGCGTCTTGCCGTTCGTTCATCATTCCCTCAATCACTCGCTCAATCGGAGTTATTAGCGCGGCACCGGGGGAGGGGGTGTACCGTTCCTTCGCCACGTCGCCTATTCAAAAATTTTAAAGCCCAGGGAACCCGGAAATTTTTTGCAACTCGCTTGTCCCAACCTCAAACAGGCAAAAAACTTCACCCTAAACTTTAAAATTTTTGGCCGCCGTGAATGCTCAGTCAGATACACCCCCTCCCCCGGTGCCGCGTCTAATAACTAACCTCAATCACTCATTCAATCGATCAATCTTCACTCACCGCAAGACGCGCTTCTTAAACTCTCTATCGACTTTAAAAATCTTTCTGTTACTCAATTTCAAAACGTTCCGAAATTAACCGATAAAAGCGGGGGGAGGTGCGAATGCGCCTATATACATTGGTTTAAACCTATAATCACTTTAGGCGCATCCACACCTCAAGCCCATGACACGAATAAGGTCAAGGTTATCTAAAATGATGTCTCGATAAGAGGACGAATTCGCACCTCCCCCCGCTTTTATCTATCTTGCGTGTGTAATGGCATTCATGTCAGCGAGAAACAAAGTTACTGTTCACAGGATGACGTGTTACGCCTTCGCTTCTTTCTATAGGAAAGGCTGTAACCGGATAACGTTTGTCGCCCTTGCGCAGTAGGAGACCATAGGGTTTACGCTCGACGATGTATCCAAAAGCAACAATCTGAGGTATGTTCAAACTTTCAAAGACTTTATTGGACGTATCAATAAATTCTATCTGAGCGACCATTTTGTTTTTTTTCGGCGACTCAACAAGAGCCACCAGACGCGGCCTATAGTCGGTTAAGTACTTTTCCAAATAATCAGCGTCCATAGGCGGCCCCGACTTAGGTTTGGGCTCAGGCTGAGGAGCCGGTTCCTTAGTGGGTTGATTCTTTGCAGGAGAAGATTGTCGTATTTCTGCTACTGGTGCCGGTGCGACTTTGACCGGTGAGTTTCGTCCGGACAAGAAGCCGTACAAATAATAAATAGCGAAACAAAACGCAACCAAAAACAAGGGGATATAGAATGTAAAAGCGGCCGACTTAAAAACGTTTGTCCTGTCGTCTTTATGAGCATCTATCGATTCGACGCCTTCAGTGTGCGAAGCATAAAGACCAAAATATTTTTTATCATATGTGCCTTTGCCGGAACGCAGCTGAACAAATTTGCCTGTCTGCTGTTTATAGGTTGTCCAGGTATATGCATCCGGTTGACCAACGGCATCACGTTTCACGAAACGGATTAATGTATCTATGCGCCGCTTCCATAACATGTGACAATCCCTTGAGTCTTGGCCCATGCAGACTATGTCTATGCCGCGATGCCGATGCTGAGTAACGAATTCTGTTATGCCCGCATCAAGAGTCGCTTTGCCAGCCGGAAAAAAATCTTGCAGCTCATCAAGGATAACCAGAGAGTCGTTCGCAACATGTACTTGAACATCTTTCACCTGCTCTTTCGTCAATTGACGCAGTAAGTTTTTTATTACAGGTAAAGGGAAACCTGTTACTTCTGCAAATTTTTCATGATTGAGACCTTCGATATAAGCATAAACCATGCGGCCTTTTTGGAGGGCGGGGATTATTTGGTTTATGGCCGCTTCGTAGCTTTTGCCTGACCCCGGAAGGCCTTCGTGGAAGATAATCATAATATGCCTTTAATTATCATAATTGTTTTAACAACCGCCCAAATGCCCATGCCGCACACTAATATTTTAAATGCCTCAGGAACGCCACAGCGGTTAACAACATAAATAAGCCCCGGCGAATAAGTTGCTATCGTGTTCCACGCCCATTGGAATTTATCCGCCAGTTCGCCCGCATGAGATGCCCCGCCAAGGCAATAAGAACAACTTTCAGCCGCCCAATTCAAAACCCACAAAAGTGCCTCAAATCCTTTTTTTAGGAGCCAAATTGGAACATCGGCAACCCATAAACGTAACGATTCAAAACCATTAGTGATAAAGGTACGAACCGCATCATAGTAGTTTTCAATGGTGTCTAAGATTGCCGTAAAAAAGCTTTTCACCGATGCAAAAGCGTCAATGAAAAAGAATATAAACTTGTCGTAATAATTCGATATTGTGTCGATGACGCCCTGCATATATCCTCCTATGACTTAAAGCCAGAAATAATAATTCTAAAAACCATAAACACCGCAGAGGCTTGAACAAGTGCGCTAATCATCGGGAAAATACCGTCCATAAATTCATTACACAAAGGCGAAACGGGGATAGCTTGCATGTTCATAACTGCCGGAATCGTCCAGATAGGACAGGCACCACCAGGAATAGACACGTTAAAGATTTTCTGGCTAAAGCCCATCAATGGCGAATCCTTTACGCTATTAACGTTCGTTTGAAAAACTCCTTCATAAGTGTCTGTTGTGGCCTCGTACCATTTGCCTAGGTTTGGATTTGTATTTTTTCCACGACCTGTAAAAGTACCCATTCCGGCACCTGTAGAAGCGCCAGTGCCTTTTGCTTTACCACTTAGGCGGCTAGCAATCTCACGAGCCGTGTCTTCTGTAGCCAATCCAGCAGTGGAACCGCCCGAGGTCGTGGTGGTCGTCCCGGTGTTATTAGTCACCGATGTTTGCGTGGACGTTGAACCATCACTGTGCGTTATGGTTGTGGTGCTGGTGCTAGTACCCGTCACCGCGGCTGTAGTTGTGGCTGGTGCTTTTGGATGAAGATCAGGAACAACCGGTTTGTTATGAACATCCGCACACGTGAAGAATGTCCCAGGACCGCATTTTTCTATGCCTGTAGCTCCCGGAGCAGTGACTACAGGAAGCTTAGGGTCACAAGGATAAGAATAGGAGGTGTTACAAGCTACACCGGCTTTATAACTCTGAGGGTTATATTGGTCGTCGGACGGTGACTGACTACTTTCTGAAGCCGCTGTTGTGGTGTTGTCTTTCATGATGCAGGTCGGCACACCGTTGACGTATCCGGTAGTTTCAACGGCTGAGGCACCACCAGGGCAATCTTTAGGGTCTGGAGGTATGGGAGCACATACACGAGGCGGTGAAATTATTGTGCCGTCAGGACAGGTTATATCCTGCGAATGATCAGGCTCAGAACTGCATGCAACTGGAGCGATGACAACAATGCCATTACCACAATCCTTTGCGCCAGGTTTTGGTAAGCAAGTTCCTGAATCCGCATCTGGTATCTGTAATTGCCCATCACAATGGACTATATCGGAGTTGACACATTGCTGAGTAACGGTGTTAAAAGTTTGCTTGGTTATCATGCTACCGTTAACGGTGTTTGGGCATGAAGGCGGCGGACATTGTGCGCCAGCTGATACGTCTACTGTTGAGCCGTCTGGACACGATAGATCACATTGCTTTGTCGTTGCATTTGCAACAAGTGGGTAGTCGCAATTCAAGGAATGGGGGTCACACCCATCCGAACTCGCGTTTAGGGTTTCCCAAGACATAGTTTGTGTAGCGCCTGACGTTGTTGTCGTCGGGTTAGTTTGGCAGGTAGGAGGTAACTTACATTCGCCTGTTGAATCACGGACTGCTGGAGCTGTACAGGCTGGGGCGTTTATGCACTGATCGGCACTGGCGGTGCCGCCGTAGGGACATGTGGGATTGCGACTAATTATGGCCGTCGTCGGACTACCATAATAGAGGACGTTGCACGTGGACGGCATTGTGCTGGACTGGTAAATATAAGCGCCCCCAGGAAAAGCAAAAGTACAAGCTGCATCTAAGGTAGAAAAAGACTGACCGCCGTAATACCAAATGCCGCTAGCAGGGTAAGTATCAGCTGAAACTATTCCGGATATAAAAATGGAAAATAAAAAAAGGATTATTCGAAACATGAATAAATCCCGCAAAAAATCAGTTTGAGAACGTTATCCACGACGCACCCACTATGGCAACGAATACCGCCAACAAATAAAAACCAGAAATCATAAAACACCCCGCAAAGAACGTAGACCCCAAGAAATCGCCCACACTAGAGAGACAAGACCGCTGACTTGAATAACATCGATAAGCTCAACACCAGTAAAAAAACCCAGTCTCATTTGTGCATAATCTTGAGCAGACAACAGTATTACGCCTGTACATTCGTCCAGCGGCGTATTTAATAATAAGAGTCCTTGGCCGCCTGTAAGTGGATCGTTAGAACCACCACCTAAAGGGGATAAATCAACGGTCAGGTTAGTGATTTGGGCGCATATGGACATTTTTAAACCCGCTAAAAAAGAGACAAAAAAATATAAAACCGGGATAACCTAGCGATTATCCCGATAAAAGCTAATGGTTAAAGAGCTTTACGCAGCAACTTAAAAGCGTAAATGCCAACAATCACGACCAACACGGCAGAACCAACAGTTCCGGCATCAGTACCAGCAGTTGAAATGGCGGTAGAAACAGCCGCATCAACAGCGGCAGACGCAGCACCAGACACAGCCAATAAGCCTGCTCCAACTGATAATCCGGCTCCAAGTCTTTTTAAATTAGTTTTTTTCATGATTTTTCTCCAAAGTTTAATGAAATGTAAGGCTAGAAAATTTAAAACTCGCCTTGTTGGTTTTTAGGTGCTACGCATTAATTTCACGATAGCGCCTACGGAATGGCCTAGTATGTAGGCCACTATTGTCGACCCAACTATGTATTCAAATAGCTGGGGGTCAAATCCAAAATATTCGTTGAACAATGAAATCAACGAAGCATTCTTTAAGTCTGTATAGTCTTGCGCCGATAAAAGTATTACTCCTGTACACTCGTCCAGCGGCGTGTTTGATAATAAGAGTCCTTGGCCGCCTGTAACTGGATCGTTAGAACCACCACCGACAGCGGATAAATCAGAGGTCAGGTTAGTGATTTGGGCGCACGTGGACAT